TAGCTTGCTCTACTGCTGGTGCATCTATAACATATACAGGCTGACCGCCAACATTTCTAATAGCCATTATTTTGCTCCTGCTTTTGATCTAGCTATATATGATTGAGCAAGTAATTTTGCTGCTTCAGGATCAGTGACTTGCAATTCTATAATACCTCTAGCTTCCTCATCTGTTGTTACACCATATGCTGTTTTTACTGCAGCAATCATTTGTGGAGATGGTGATTTTGCACCTTGAATTATTTTTTGCTGAGCAGCCGTAGTAACGCCTGCTTCTAAACCTGCTCCAGCAATTGAAGCTGCGGCTGCTGCACGCTCGGCTCTCTTCTGTGACTGGGCAGCCTCTATAGCTGCAATACGTTCCTTCTGAGCCGATTCCTTAGCTAAGTCCTGCTCCAGTATCGTCTGAGCTACACGCTCCTGTCCTGCGGCTCTAGCGGCGTCTATAGCTACAGCCTGTTGTAAAGCTTGACCACCAGTAGCCATACCACCACCAGCAAGAATTCTAGCTCTTTCATCAGCAGCTTGCTGTTGAACTTGCTGAGAACCAGCAGTAAGCCTGCCCATCATAGCAGCCTGTTCTTTTTCAGTCAGACCGAGAGCATTCATTTCTTCCAATCTTTTTAGCTTTTCTAATTCTTTTTTCTGCTCTCGTTCAATCTTGGTTGGAATTAAAGTTCCTGCCTGTGAAAGCGCCTGACCGCCAAGACCTACGAGCACTGCTGCTGTTACTGGATCCATATCCGTCTCCTATATAAGTGAATAAGTAAAGGAAATAATTTTTTTAATTTTTTTGCTACACGACTACCACTTTTCATTCTGCTTGGCCCTGAGTGTATAGTGTAGGTTACGCATCTCGGGTTAGAGCCCACTGGGCCTACAAGTTAAGGTAAAGTTAAAATATTCTACCAACAAGAAGGATTAAAGGTCGGGCTTCTTCTTTCTTGTTGGAATATTATGAATAAAAGACTTCGCAAGTAAACGATCTTGCAGATGAAAAGCCTGACTCGACTTTAGTATCGATTGTGACAGAAAAAGAATAATATCCTGCTGGTAGAGATTTTACAACCCATGTCCAACCTACCCATCTTCTCATTACAGTTTGTGGCTCAGAAGAACCAGGATAAGATAATCCATAGCTTGTTGGTACTGATGGAACAAACGAGCCAGCTCCTGCTGCTGTAGTTTCTTCAAATGCTAAAGAAAGAGTTCCTTCAACTGGTTTCCATTCGTCTGTTGGAGAATTTTTATATCTTAATTTTGGAAATGAAGCCCATCTACCATTTGGTTGAATATCATTTTCTGAACATATAAATGTAGCTCCAAACGTAATTAAAATATCTGCAGTATGTACAAGATCTAAAGTCTGTCCTGTTTCAGAAAGAGTCTGCCAATATTGTCTGCTATTACTTTGTTGTCTGTTTGGTTTAACATGTGATGTAAAATAAGCTCTGTCAATATCTGCAGTTCCATTTGACTGACCTAAAACTTCTCCTGACATAAACCTGTAAGAAGATGTAATAGGATCTAATTCTCCGGATTCTATCTGATCAAAATCTATCATTTGCGATGTGTAATCTGATTGGACTATTCCTTGGTTTACATATTTTCTTGCAGAATCGTCGTTGTTATTCTGGTCTGCAGCAGAAAGTATGTTGCCAGTAACATATGTATATGGTTTTGTATATGGCATTATCTTTTTGCCCTCACTACTTGTATTTGGTGACGAGTTATTTTTAATGTATTAGTTCCATCAAATAGTCTTACTTCTAATGTAGCATCTTTCCAAAGTCTGACACCAGTAGCAGCTCCATTTTTAAATATTGTGCTGGCTTGAAATGTTTGCCAATTTATTGTTAGACCTGGGTTAGCTGGAGTTGTATTGTGTCTATTTAAACCATTTGTTGTAAAAGAATATCCCCAATATCCAGGATAAATAAATTGGTCTGCTCCACCAGAATCAGAATATCTTAATTTAATTCTAAATGCATAATAATTTGGTTTACCAAGATTAGTTCCAACGAAATCGTAGTCGTCTTCTACAGTATTTTCACCAATTAAACCAGATATATGAATTCTTATTATTTCGTTTTGTTCTGCTGTGTAGTTTAACGCTACAGTGCATGGATTAGCCAAAGGATCAACAACCGGCGTATAAGCAGCATCATTGTTATATGACACAGCCGTTGTACCATCATAGTAATATTGATATAGTTTATTTATTGGTGTTAAAGATGTAGGATCATCTAGATGCTTGTATGTAAGCCAACCAGATGCTTGATTTGTAGAATCAAGCCCAGCAGATGCGGTTGCTAAATCATCATAAGCTCTATTTAATTCTGTTGCTGTTGGAATTTGATCTGCTTCAAATATTTCTTTTTCTACTATAGGCATTTGTTTCCCTTATCTGTACTGATTTCTGCACCAGATTTCAGCACTAAAAATGTTAAATTCTGACGAAGTAACAACATCTAAAGATGGATCTCCTACAGGTCTTACAGTAATTGTCATAAATCTTACGTCAATTGTTACTTGTTGAGATCCAACAGGAACAGTAAATGGTATTTGTGTTGTATGTCTTCTTGGATAAATAAAACCAGACCTTGCTACTAGAATATTATTTACAAAAACTCCCCACTCAGACCACCATTGCATACCTCTGCTTCTTGGAGCAAAAAGTACAGGATCATCTGCAATTTGAACACTAAATACTTGTGTACCATGTTCCCAGTCAATTGTAGCGCAACCAACAAGCTGTCCTTCTTTTGCTTGAAAAGTAAGTGGAAAGGTATCAAAGTCAGGTAAGCTTGTAAGTGTGTTAAAACCTTTTGTCCAGTTGTCAGAATCTAAATTAACTGTAGCAATTGGAGTCCATACATCTAAAGCAATTTCTTCAAAAGAACTAGAACGTCTTGTTTTATAATATGACTGAGTTGCATATTCTGTTCCAAGTTTTAATACATCTGCACCAACAGGAGTATCAGAAAAAGCTCCTTGCCTTGGAAGAATAAAGTGCTGCTCTCTTGTTGTTTCTACAGGGTTATTGTGACCGTCTAAAGTTCCATTAAAAGAAGAAAGAGTTTTATCTATATTTTTATTTAGATTTTCTGGCTTCATTTGCTGGTAATCTGCCAGCGGTATTTGTGTAAATGTCTTTGGCATTATTTCTCCGTTACCAAGGTTGTCCGCTATTTGATCTAGGCTTCTGATTGAGAGGTAGCTGGTCGTTAGAATCAAATGTTACGTTAAAAGATAATATGTGCATTGAGTTTGTAGATTTTAAACGGAACCTAAAGTTATCAACAAGTGCCGTAGATACATCCCATCTTATTCTTATTATTCTTCCATCTTTTAAGGCTGATGTACCAATTGTGAATGGTACTTTTGTTATTGCAGCATTTGCAGGACCAGCAACAGGATCTTCTGATTTTGTAAATACTAGTTCAGATTTTGAAGGTTTTTGTGATGGAGCAGCATTCCAAGTTGAATCGTAATCTTGGCCCCAATCAAATCCTATGTCATAGTCTCCGAAAGATATCATTTCTACATCTACAGAAAATACTCTATGTTTTATACTATTATCTCCAAAGTCTATCCAACCACTTTCCCAGATGTTTTGCTGCAAGAAATTTTTAGCAGCAGTATATGTCCATACATTTTGATTACTTACTGTTGCTGTTAGGTTATATCCCCAATAAGGAGCACCAGACCAAACATGAAGTCCTACAAGATTTCCTGTAGCGGAAGCTGTTGTAGGGTCACATGGTAAGCCTAAAGCTGTTCTCCATCTTGGTTGAGTACCTATCAAAATATTTCCATCAGGATCTGTGGCTAGTGCTGTAAAATAAAATCTAAAATTTCTTATTTTTGCATCAGCATGTCTTAATGACCATGTTGCATCATCTGTATGTATTACAGCTCCTCTTGATGGAATTACTGAACCTGGAGCTGGATAATGACACCAGTATTCTTTTTCTTTTGGAGAGTATGTTGCAGTACTTTTTTGTATTGCTACTGTTGATACTAGCTCCATTTCTTTAGATATAGCTTGGCTAATTTTTGTAACAGAAATTTGAGATCCACCATCAAGACCTCCATTTATAGAATAAAATCCATCTTCTGTCAAAAACACAACGCCAATTTCAGGAACAAGTTTTATTGTATTTGTAGCTTTTGTTCCTATTGATGGTGAAACCTGGGATATTGAAAATTGCCCATTATTAAAACGAACTACTTCGATTGAAGTTTCGCGGAAGATGAGCAGGTTATTATAGTAGGCAAAAACGCCTGTTATTGATCCGCCTTTCTCGCTTCCTACATCAAAGTAGTCAAAAACACCAAATTGTTCTGGTAGACCTTGCGCAGAATATATTATTTTTGTTGGATGTGTTAAACCACCAGCAAGCCAAATTCTGCCGTTCCAAGCTGCTCCATATAGGTAAGAAGAATCTATAACAGAAGATTCTGTAAAGTTGGCTTGATTAACTAGAATGTTGTCTGATGTAATATCTATATATTCTGTCGTGCTATTATCGTTAATTTGCTTTACTAAGTAGTAAAGACCTTCTCCTGCATTTGATAAATCGGCTAGTCTTTGATTTTTTGTTCTGTAAATTCTTCTAGCAACACAGCCTTCTGGTCCTTGTGGTAATTCGTTAATAAAAATACCAAATCTTCTTTCGGCAGCAGCGGCATCTGGAATTGTCCAGTTAACAAATACAGGTGCAGATATTGGTGACTCTGAACCAGAATCCATTATAAAAGACATTCTATAGGCATAGACTGATGTATCTCCCTGACCTCTATCGCCTAGACCAAGCGGAGTATTTACGAATTCTGGTGCTGCAGTACCAGATACAAGATCACCACCATCAAGATATTCTGCATCTATTGGTAGTAACTCTAGTGGTGGTGTAGGTAGTAAGAAAGAAAAATCTCTTAGTTTTGTATCGCCATAAAACCAAATTGGTTTATCTACACCGTTTATAATTAAGAGCCTATTTCCATATGGAATATACTGAGTACCAACTTCATTTAATTTTGGTATATGTCTTCCAGTATCCAATATGATAACATTTCTTCTCCAGTTTGCAGGAAGAGTAGATCCTTTGGCACCCCAAATATAATAAAGTATTCCGCCTTGCTCTACCAGTATATATACTTGGTTATTGCTTTGTTTTTTCCAAACATATAGTGAATCTACTTTGCCTCCAAGCAATGTATCAATTATATTGTTTGTTATTTCTGGACCTGCTTGAAAAGAAGGGCTAGGATCCCACCAAGGCTCAATTCCACGGTCGCAAATCCAACCGCTTTGTTGGTGTTTTCTAAAGTTAAAAATATCTTCTGCTGTGCCAAGAGGAGCCTTTAGGTTTTGGTCAACTCCAGCAGCTTTATTAAATTTTACTTGTAATGCTTTTACAGCCATTAGCTTAACCTTTTAAGAGATGATGGATCGTACCAGCTTCTATCCCAACCACCAAGTACAAATTGACCTCTTACAATCATTGAGTCTATGTGAGATACATATCTTTTTTCTAGACCTTTTATTTCTTTATCAAATCTTGCTCGATAGATTGAAGCCTGACCAGTATTTCCTAATTTATCATAAAGTGTTTCCAAGACTTTGTAAGCAATTAACTGGTGAAATTCATTTGGCATTTCTGGAGAATCTGTTTGTAAACCAAGTGCTTTTGGTTTGTAATAGTATCTTGCTACAGCTTCTCTTAAGTATTGAAGATTTACTTTAGAAAAATCTTCTGTTGCAGCAGCAGAAAGAATTCTAGAATCCCAAGCATCTACGCGAGGATATGGTCTTATCTGAAGATGCTGACCATCGTATTCTATATATCTAGCATTTCCAGCATCAATAGTATTAAAGAATGAAATTGTTACTGATGCTGCGGTATCTGCGGCAACGATTGGAGATAAATATGTAGAGACGTTTCTTGTTGGACCACCTGAGTTAAAAGTCTTCCAAACAGGAAGTCCTAGTCTTTCGCCGGTTGTTCTATCAAAGTTTGCATTCCAATATATTATTTTTCTGTAACCTTCCCATTGTGTTGGTGATGTATCTTTTGTCTGGAAAGCATCTGCAAAGATTGCTTGATCATCCCACGAAAGAAAGTTTACAGTTAATGAGTGCGTTCCTTGTCCACCTGTAAAATGAATTTTTTCTGGTTTAGAAAGAGGGCCAACAACACCATCTTTCAAAAAAGCCCAGCAAACCTCTAGATAAGTATTTTTTGGAAAGCCAGTGTTTCCTTCTATGTCTGCTTCTGTTAAGCCAGTTTTTTCTGCGCCAGGAATATTTTTTGCTTCTGACCAAACATATGCTTCTGCATAAGTAGCAGCATAATCCATTCTAAGATCTAGCTCTTCATCTCTTCTTGGCATTAATCCAATTATTTTTCCGTAAGGAGGAAATCTGCCAGTTCCACCAAAAGAGTTAGGAACATCTCTGTGGGAAAGAGAAAGTAATTCTATGCAATCT